CTGGGATAAATTTATCCGCAGTGGTCTTGGTGACGTGATTAGTACCTAGTGCCATTTTTTATTTCCTTTCGATTATTTGACACGTCCCTCCGCGTATGCAGCCATAATCTCATCTTGCATAGCTTCGTAACGTGCGGGATCACGCAAACGTAAATTAATTAAGTCTGCCCTACGATAAGTCTTTCTTGAAGTTGGAGCAGGTGAGCCAGTATCTACTGCTACACTCTTTAAATTCTTAGCTGTTTCTTTCTTTGCTTCAGTAACAACATCCAAGTCAGAAGTAGATTCTTTTACAGGATTCATCATGTTCCACGTCGAAAGTAGTTCCGCAGCAGAATCATAATCATACTGTGAGTGCGCTTCAGTAAAAAGTTTAGTTCTTACCTTAGACGCTTTAATCCATTCAAAAAACTTAGGATCTTGTATTACTTCATTAAAGTTAGAAAACTCGCTTTGAAGTCTTTGAGTTACCTGCTGTTGTTTGTAAGCAAAGGCTTGTTCCCTTGCTTCCTTAATAGCAGGATGGTTGTCTACAGTAGCATTGACCGCACTGACCGGATCTTCTAAATACTTTTCAGTAGGATCAACTTCTTCTTCTTTTGGGGTTTGTTGGGCTTGTTTCTGAGAGAGTTCCCGTTTCAATAATTCGTCAGCTAAGCGTCTAACTTCGCCAACTTCTTGAGCTTGTCTACCAATTAGCTTTTCAGATTCTTGGTGCATCTTAATAATGTCTTCTAAAGACTTATTACGATACTTTTCCGGTATCTCAGGTTGTTGTTCTTGAGCAGGTTCTTCAACTTGTTGCTCTTCTTCCTGTTCTACTACCTCTTCTTCTAGCTCTAGTTCTTCTTGAATCGGATCTTCAAATGTAGCCATATATAACTCCTGTCACGTTTGTGATTCTAGGAAATGAAAAATATCACCAGACGCTAACCCTCTCTGCGCTTGTTGGCGATTCTTGTTGCCTCCTCGTGCTTCCTAGCCCAAGCATCAGCAGCAGTAGGAAAATCTCCCGATACTCCTTCTAACGCAATGCGTGGCATAGAAATAATACGAGTTGCCATACCTTGACAAGCAGGACACTCTATTGCGTTTCTTTGCTCATCAATGTATTTCTCTGAAGTGTGACCTTCTTCACACCTGAATTCAAATATCCGTCTGCTCATTGTTCAGTTGCTCCCAGGCTTCTTCCGAAAGTTGTTTAAGAGTTCTGATCCAATGCAGGACATCTAACTGTCCCTTACGAAAATTTAGTTCGTCAAGGCTCTTAGTAGCCATCAAACTATTTCTTTCGTCAATTATTCCTTCAATGTCCGTTTGTAAATCTTTCCATCCTTTACTTGACATCATGTCGAATCTTGCTTCATAATACTCTTGCAGGTCTTTATCCAATACGGAGTCCTCAATTAAGTTACTATAATGAACCATTGTTATATCATACTTTTAGGTTTTTGTCAAGCATTATTTTGTTGTTTCATCTGTTGTTCTACAATTTTTTCATTAGAATCAATCTGACGCTCCTTGAGTATTAACTCAGCAGCTTTAACCCGTTTATCAAACTCATTCTTATCTTTAGTGTTAATGTTAGCTGATAGGCTTCTAACCAAGTCAGCTTTAACTTTATCGTCAAGAAGTGATGCTTCAACTAATAGTTTCTGTGCGCGAGCCTGAGCTTCCTGTGCGTCAGCAGCAGATTCACTAGCCCTAGCATTAAGTTCGTTAGCTTGAGCTTGTACAAGAGCCATCTGCAACTGTTGTGCTTGTTGTTGCATCTCTTGTGCTTGAGGATCAGGTTGTGACATTTGATCTAACTGCATCATCAACTGTTCTTTGTTCATCAATCCTGATGTACCAATAATGCTTCTTAACAAGATAGGAACAATAGGTGACTCTGGTCCAAGCGTCTGCATCAAACCAATCAACTGCTGTTGCTCGTATTCTCTAGCAATTGCACCAATAGATGACAACGTAGTAAACTTAAAGTCTTGCATTGGATAACGATCAGGATCAAACTGCATATATCGATACGCAACCTTCTTCACCATAGGAATGATGAAGTCATCCTGAAACGATGCCATTGCCACCTTGTTCTTCTTGACAATAGCTGACATAGCCAACGACATACCCATACCATTGTTCTGTCCTGCTGAAGATGCTGCACTCTTGACCAACTCTGACGAGTCTAGTGTGCCAGTAGCTTGTAACAGCATTGCTTCAAAACCTTTAGCTGTTTCATAGTTTGAAGCGTCAGTAGAACCAAATTTAAACGGTTGGAGGATTTCGGCAGGGTTGCCATTAGTTAGAATGTTTTTACCAGGTCTAACTTCGAACTTCATGCCTCTTGGCAATCTTGTAGCATCAATACCCATCATAGGCGCAGTAGTTAACGCCAGAGAGTCCATGTGAGACCGTAGCTGGGCATCAATAGCTTTCTGCATATTGTAGCCCTTCTCAACCGTTCCAACGCCATAGAAGCGTCCAGGACGGACTTCAGGACGATATGCAATGATAGGTCTATCCTGCATCATGTAAGGTGAGCGTTCTGCTTTTAGTAAGTGTACGTCGTTAGCTACAACAATAATAGCCTCTACTAAATCAGATACTCTGTCAGCAGCCGAATCTTCTGGGAACAAATCAACTACCTCATCCCCTTCGTTTTCTAATTGCTCTAAGTATTCTCTAGGGACAAGACCGTAGTAACGCATAACCTTGACTTTATCGTCTTGGTATGCAGTAGATTCTGTTTTGTCTACTTCTAGGTCATCACCTTCAAAGTGAGGTTCAATGTCACACTTACGATAAACGCCAGCTTCAATACCACGAACGATTTGATATAGACTAACGTACTCTTCTACTGCTACACCTAATGACTCATCAATAGAGTCAGCGTTAGGATCAATAAGAAGATTGCGTGGATGTACAGGTTTTACTTTTACAGTGACTTTTTCTTGTTCTGTAACGCCAACTGCAGCAACTCCTTGCTGTCCTGGTACAGGCTGTGTTGTAGGTGTTCTTTCTATTTCAGTCTTAACTAATACTTCACCTACGCCAGTACCATAGATTTCTGCTAGTTTAACAATAGAAGTAATGTTATTAATGTATGCGTTGTTATGCGTGTCCTCCATCAGAAGACCCTGCATTACTTCTACGTCAACTCTATTCTCATCTAAACCGTCATCTACTATTTCAAAGAGTTTACCAGAGCCTGCAAAGCCTTCCATAGTTTCTGCAACCCTGTTATCAACAGCTTGACGAGTTGCAGGACTAATAATCTTGCTACGTTCACTGTCTCTCGTACGATCTTCAGAAGCCCAGATACCATAATAAATCCTTTCGTATTCATCCCATTTCTGTTCATAGTTAGTGTCGCGCCAGTCTCTCCACTTGTCGCAATGCTCGACTACAAAAGATACTAGCTCTTTATCACTCTCAGTAACTTCGTAATCTTCTACTGATTGTAATTCGTTGTTATATTCTTCAGCCATATTAATATCCTGATATAATGTCTAAGGGTTCGTAATCGTCTTCGTAGTCGTCAAAATACACTGCTGCATTAGCTATGTGCGCTATCAAACTTAGTGAATCAACCATGTCATCATGAACGCCAGTTGTAGGAAAGTTTAATAACTCATCTTTAAACTCTGGTATCCAATCGCCATCGCATAACTCTATTTGTTTATGTTCAAATCTTCCTTGTAAAGCTCCAACTACTCTATCTATTTTGCTTTTGTTTCCTAAAGCTACTTCGTCTATCCTGGGATAAACTGCTTGCTTTAGCATCATCTCTGTGAGATATGGCATCAACGCTCTTTTTAATGCACCTTTTTCGATTCCAATTACTTGTATGTCGTATAAGCGGACATGATTTAGAATCCTCTCGCATATCTCTTTAATATCCCACCTTCCTGCGTCAACCTTATCAACCCACCATTTATTGTCATCACCTACCTTGACAATGGATATAGCTGTCTGGTCTAGATACTTCTTTTTATTGCTAGCTTGCTTTGATACATTTTCAAAACCTGCAAGGTCAACACCCATATAGTATGTACCATGCTCCGGTTCTTCTTCTCTATCCTTTATTACCACCCAGTCTTCTTTAAATAACTCTGACTGAGGTGCTTCAAAACTAGCCATGAACTCCTGCCTAAATGCAAACGTAGACATTGTGTTCTTAGCTATCTCAATCTCTTCTTTATCTAGTAATGGATTATCAAAACTAGTAAAGTGCCAACTCTTCCAATCCTTTGCTTCTGGTCTATTGCTCTGACCTAGCTTATAAATATCATAGAAGTGATTACGTCCCTTCGGTGTTCCTATAAAAACTGCATGACCTTTTAAGTCAGCCAATGCAGGTCTTAAAATCTGTTCAAACACTGTAGGTTTAATATCTGCATACTCATCGAGTACGACAAACTTTAAAGCTACACCTCGCATCGTCTCAGGTCTGTCAGCNNTTTGCTTCTAACGCAGAAACTATTAGTCTCCACGCTGCCATCCTACTCTTACCTGTTCGACGACCTGCTGCTATGACCTTAAACCTAGCTTCATCCGTCCAGACTTCTTGTTGCCAAGGAAGTAATTTAATTTTCAGGTCTGACATTTATAGTCTCGAACTCAACATCTTGTATATTTTCTTCTTCCTCTTCTGTTTGATCCACAATTGCTTTCGCATCCCCAACCATTGAAATCTGAATAGATACATTACCTCTTCTAGCATCCTTGTCCTTTTCAAAATAAGACATCGGAAGCACCCTGTCAATACACATTTTAAGACAAGCTACCTGATCTTTATCGTCATCGTCCAGAGCTTTCTTAATAATCGTATTGATTACTGTTTCACCACTAGTTGCTAATAACCTAGCATGAAACTCTTTAATCCTTGCAGCCTCTCCTGGAGGACGACCAACCTTATTCCGCTTCTTTTTAGCTTCGACTTCAGTCTTTCTCGGTCTGCCTCGCCCTCGTTTCTTAACTGGGGGTTCTTCAAGGGACAAAATGTTTATCCTTTCAGCACTATTTAGTATCTATTAGTAGCTATACAGACTTTTAGACGGTGTTTTATAGATGGTTTTTATGGTCGATCCATAAAGTTTTGTCTCTAAACCTGTATAGTGGGGTTATACTAGCATATTTTTAGGGTTTTGTCAAGTGTTATTTGCACTTTCTTTTTAATTCTAAATGCACACGTTATGGATAGATAATAAATAATTAATTCTAAATGTACTTTTTCCTGTCTAGAACTATTTAATTTATGCAGTTTTATGCCTATTTTAGCTCTTTTTTGTATCTGTAAAGGTACTATAATACACTATGCTGTGCTATGACCCCTCCCCCCGTGTCTATTTAGATCTAATAAACTACACAGCAATATAGAACTTTATAGCTTGAGTATGTGTGACTGTTATGCACCCATTAAGACAACAATGCACAGACTACACAGCACTTCACAAATAACGACAGGGGCATCAATATTAAAAAGATCGAGGGGTATATATTTATAAGGTATCAAAAAATAATTAATAATTTGTTTGATTTAGTTGTTGACATTCTGAATGTTTGTCTTTAATGTGAAGTTGTACCAACTAAAGGAAACTAAAGGAAACTAAAATGATTAGACTATCTAAAGCTTCAAAGATGCCATGCCGATCTTGGTCATTAGAGGCATTAAACACTTGCCCAGGATCACGAGACATTAACGGCGAATTAGTAGCAGCGTGCCAAGGATGTTATGCGACAACAGGGAACTATCGTTTCCCGAATGTTAAAGCGCCAAGGGTAGAGAACAAAGCCGATTGGAAGCGCGACGATTGGGTTAACGATATGGTCAGCGCCCTAGATAATGATCGTTACTTTAGGTGGTTCGATAGTGGCGATATGTACTCATTGCGCCTTGCGTGGAAAATTTACGAAGTGATGCAGCGTACACCGTGGACCCGTCATTGGTTACCTACGAGAATGCATAAATTTACAAAGTTTCAAACTGTGCTCAATATGATGCGAGCATTGCCGAATGTCTCCGTGCGTGCAAGTTCTGACAGTGTCACGGGAGAGTTTGACGATCGGCACGGTAGCACAATTATTCCGGATCTTGTCGGACCCGTTCGTTTCTCTCGCGCCGAATTAGTTGACCAATGGATGCAAAAGAATAAGGTAGTAGCTTGTAGCGCGATTGATAATAAAGGGAAATGCGGCGATTGTCGTAAATGTTGGGCAAAAGATATTCCCGTGATAGGCTATTTCGCGCACGGTCAGAAAATGAAAAAGGTTATTAAAATTACGAAAGGGTAAACAATGTCATACGTTACGGAAAAGCAAATAGATTCAATCGCGGAATCGTTAGCGGACCAATTAGAACACGGGAATTTATACAGTGATTCACCTATTAAAGAGTTTATTCCCTACGTCATAGAGGAATTGCAAGATAGAAAACTCCCAACTCGGAAAAGTCTTGCTTCTGTGATTGCGAAAGTGATCAAATTGAAATGGCGTGCGCGTGCGCTAAGTGTAAAAACCCTATTGTGTGAGGCCACCCAATGAATATTCAAGTGCATCACGAGCGCGGAGTATACGGTAAGTTGGTATTGCGTGTTGATTGGTCCCTCGATGATATCGCATTAGCTGCTGGTGTTGAGCTGACAAAAGAACAGGCCGAACGGTTGATTCGATTGTTGGCCCGGGACTTTAACCCGCATCGAGGCATTAACGTTAACGAGATTCAAAAACTAGCTAGCAAACTGAAAGGAAAATAAACCATGAGACACATCGACGACATTAAATACGAAGCTATGGCGTGCCTACAGCGTGCGCGTGAGATTAACGACGGCGCACTAGTTAATGGTCTGGAATTTATCCTGGAGACCTTGCGAGAGTATCAACAAGCTTTAAGGGTCCAAAATGAACTCGAAGGTTACGACAAGATAGGGGGTACGGATTGACTAAAGATAAATTATTCGATTGGATAGTAATCATTATCGGGTGTGTACACGTTGTCACATCGTTCTATTTGTTGTTGGTACTGTGGGAAATAATCAATGGCAAATAAGAAGTGTCGGCTCGAACGTGAGCTAAGGCGTACCCAGATACGCCGGGAATCTCGCATTGAGTACATGCAGTGGGCAAGAAAAACCTACGGGGGATACAGTCGTAGACAACCCGATAGGCATAGACTTCGCGTGCATGAAGTGTTAGATTCATGGTTATATTCTGAACCCATAAAGGAAAACGACTGATGACCTATTACACACCCAGGGAATCCGACTGTCAGTTTGACAAGGTAGCTGAGGAACTGGCGCAACTCAGGAAGTGGCAAGCTGAGGAACCTGACAATGCTGTGGCATATCAAGCTGATATTGATTATATCGAAGCTAACATTAAATACTTGCTGTGCATTGACGGGTATCCGCATAAAGAATATGATTGTTGGGACGATGCTAAAAATGGTTACGATGATTGGATGTATTTTAACAGATACGCATACCAGGAACTCGGCGTGCGTGCATCAATTGAAAGGGGTTACGAATGAACACACAAGTAGGTAGTCCGTATGATTGTGGTTGGCAAGATTGGTTACACGGTAGGAACTGCGACCCGCATTGTTACGAAGATGGCGAGAAACACAGCAACATTACTATGGATCTCATGCTCGAATACATTAAGGGTTGGAACGACGCTAAAACCTTTTACGAAAAACCAATAAGGAAAACATCATGATAGAAGAAATGGAATATCAGAAAACTTTAAAGCAAACAAAAAAATTGTTCGACGCTGCCGTAGGTGCAGCACGGGTCAGTGACTTCAGTGACCCAGACAAATGGGAAAAGGAAGCCGAAAGGGATCTGGAGCTGTTGTTGCAATTCAGCACAGATAAAATCAAAGCCCTTTACAATTTGTTCCTTACCGTTGACCAGTTTGTTACCAATCAAAAGATTCAGCTTCAACAGTTTAGACACGAACCACCGTCAATCGATGAGCTGAGAGAGATCAGTTGGGCGGTGTCTGAATTTTACGAAGAATTTTTAGATACTGAACAGATGATCGAAGAACTAAAGCATCGCGCTAAAAACTTTAAAAGAAAGGAAAAGAAATGAGTCACATTGGAAACAGTCACTTGATGGATAGGGTGTGTGATGAAGTCTATGACATGCCACACGATGAAGTACAGCAGTACCTGGGACAGTATCGCAGTCTCGAAGGGTGGCAAGAATGGGACGAGGAAGCCCAGTACATGAAAGCCATCGAGTTAAAATACGAAGAGTACATGTACGAATGAGGTGTGTCAGCTGCGATGCCCCTCTCAATGACTACGAGTCCACCCGTAAGAATCTGAACAATCAATTCGTAGAATTATGTAACGATTGTTTGTCGGATGCTGACATGGACGATATCCTTTTACTCGACAGGCCCGATCTGAAGCACCACAGCGACGATAGGGCCACGTTCGAGGGTGAAGGAATAGTAGACCCTACCCAAGACAATTTAAACGGCTTAGAGGACGAATATGACGACTTCTGGAACGAAAGATGATGACATTAAAACTGTCTATGAGATATTCAGGAAAGGTAAACTGAAGTATCAAATGGTTTGGACCAACAACATCAAGCAATTCTTTATCGACGGGGAGTTAGTTACCGAAGTCGAATGGGATGAAGCATTAAAGAAGGATAAAAAATAATGAGTCAAGAAGAATACGAAACGACAGTCGAAGAGGCACACTACTACCAGACACTAGCTGATGTGGTGGACCTGATGTCTGTTCACGGGACCAAGCAAGTCTTATCAGACTTACTAGAGTTATCTATTCAACAGGAAACTATAAGTTCTATCTTGAATTAATTATTATTATGGGATCCATAAAGATACTATAGTTTCTATTAGTACTATATAGTTATATAAGGAAGGAAGTTTTATGGGCGTACAGATTCTAGCGCATCAACCTTGTCCAGATTGTGGGTCGTCAGATGCTTTGACGATCTATGACTGGGGAACAAAGTGTTTCAGCTGTAAGAAGTCTGTGTTTGATGAACAGAATGCAGGGATTAAAAGTCTATCCAAGAATGACAGTAGCTTCAGGGCTGTTGAAGGTGTCACCCGTACCATTATGGATAGAAAACTCAGTAGACAAACGTGTGAATTTTATGGACTCGTAGAATCAGAAAACAAATATCACTTCCCCTACTGCGATGACTCAGGAAACGTTGTAGCTTACAAGCGAAGGGACATTGGTGAAAAGAAGTTCAGCATTACAGGTAACTGGCAACGAGGTAAGCTGTTCGGACAACACAAGTTCCCGGCTAATCAACCTATCCTGACTATCTGTGAGGGTGAGTTCGATGCGATGAGTGCATGGCAGATGATGGGAAGTGTTGGCAAATATCCCGTCGTATCCGTAAGGAATGGAGCAGGCTCAGCGGTAGCAGACTGCAAGAATAACTACGAGTACATCGATAGTTTCGAGACGGTCTATGTATGCTTTGACGATGACCCTCAAGGCAAGGAAGCAGCGAAGCAGGTGGCTGAACTGTTCGGCTCGAAGGTCAAGATATTCAAAGCCGGAGACGGATTCAAAGACGCAAGTGATTACCTGCAGAACAATCGAGGTACATGTTTTGTCGAAAGATGGTGGGCATCAGAACGCTATGTACCTGATGGCATTGTCGATGGCTCAACACTCTGGGATATCGTCAGAGAACCTATCGAGAAGAGTCTGGTCAACTACCCGTACAAGGGACTCAATGATCTGACCTACGGTATCAGACCGCATGAGATGGTACTGGCTGCAGCAGGATCAGGACTAGGTAAGTCACAGTTTATGCGTGAGCTAGTGTTCCACATCATGAATAGCACTCAAGATAACATCGGGCTGCTGTTCCTAGAAGAATCTGTCAGGACCACGGCTCGCTCGATCATGTCACTGTATGCCAATAAGCTACTGCACCTACCAACCACTGAGGTCAGCGATGAAGAACTGAAACAATCTTTCGAGGCCACGATGGGTACAGGTAGATTGTTCCTGCTCGATAGCAACGGAGAGCTAGACAAGGACACCATCGTGCGTCGTGTCAAGTACATGGCGAAGGCTTTGGACTGTAAGTACATCTTCCTAGATCACGTCTCAATCATCGTAGCAGGACGAGAGAACAGTGACGAGCGTAAGGACTTGGAGTCAATCATGAAAGCCCTGAGGGAGATGGTGATGGAGACTAAGATATCTCTGTTCGCTGTGTCTCACCTGCGTAGACCTGAAGGTAAGGGACACGAGGAAGGTGCAGCTACCAGTCTCGCTCAACTCAAAGGGTCAACAGCACAAGGTAACGTGGCTAACATCGTCCTGGGATTAGAGCGAAACGGTCAGGCAGAAGATGAAGAAGAACGTCATACCACTAGGGTGCGTGTACTCAAGAATAGATTTAGCGGACTCACTGGACCTGCGTGTCGATTGCTGTACAATAAACAAACAGGCAGAATGACCGAACGGTTTGATGAGGATGCGCTATGAGAATTGTTATTGACATTGAGACAGACATGAAGGCCAGTGAAATCTGGTGTGCTGTCACAAAAGATATTGACACGGGAGAAGTCAAGGTATGGAAAGAAGCAGATGGATTACGCCAATACATCGGGGAGCAAGACCTATTGATTGGACACAACATCATTGGTTTCGATATCCCAGTATTGAAGAAGGTGTGGAACTTGAATTACAAATCGAACCCACAAAGAGATACGTTGATTATGTCAAGGTTACTAAACCCCGTGATCGAAAAAGGTCACAGTTTAGATGCATGGGGCGTGAGGCTCGGGCTAAAAAAAGGGGACTTCAGTGACTTTGATAACGGTTTATCTGAAGACATGGTTACATACTGCATCCAAGATGTTGAGATCACTCATGCATTATTTGAGCGTCTTACTACAGATTTACTGGATTGGGGTCAGTCAGTTGACTTGGAACATGAGGTGGCTCAGGTCGTTAAGGAACAAGAAGAAACAGGATTTAAGTTAGATATCCCGAAGGCCATGTCGATGCTAGCTGACTGGCAGCAAAGCCTTATAGACATTGAAGCTGAGTTACAAGAGATATTCAAACCGATTGTTACTGAGCGATACAGCGACAAGACTGGCAGGCGATTGAAGGATAAAGTCGAGGTCTTTAACCCAGGAAGCCGTAAGCAGATAGCGGAAAGGATGATGGAACTCGGATGGAAACCAACTAAGTTTACTGAGAAAGGTTCGGTGATTGTAGATGAGAAAGTATTACAAACTATTAAACGACCTGAAGCTGCTAGTCTTTTGCGATTTCTACTGCTTCAGAAACGGGTGGCTCAAGTTGCATCGTGGATTGAAAATGCGGATGAAAGGGGACGGGTACACTGTCAGATCAGAACCAATGGAGCGATTACGGGACGAATGACCCACAGCAAACCTAACCTTGCTCAAGTACCTAGAGTTGGTAGCGAGTACGGTGAGGAATGTAGATCCGTATGGACGGTAGACGACGGTAATGTACTACTCGGTGCTGATGCCAGTGGCTTAGAGCTACGGATGTTGGCACACTATATGGACGATCCGGCGTACACCAAAGAGATTCTTGAGGGTGATATCCATACCAAGAACATGCAGGCTGCTGGACTAACGAACAGGGATCAGGCTAAGACATTTATCTATGCGTTCCTGTATGGTGCTGGACCTGCTAAGATAGGGGCCATTGTCGGTGGTGGTGAGCGTGAGGGTAAGATGTTGATCGATAGCTTCCTAAAGAACACACCAGCCCTGCAGAAGCTGAGAGAGAAGATCAACCGGATTGCTGAGAAGGAATGGTTACCGGGACTTGACGGACGTAGACTATTGATCCGGTCCCAACACGCAGCCCTGAATACATTACTGCAGGGAGCAGGTGCTGTGGTCATGAAACAGGCGTTGATCCTGTTGCACAAAAAGATTATTGGTGGTAAAATTAATGCAAGGTTCGTGGCTAATGTGCATGATGAATGGCAGATTGAAACGACACCAGAAGATGCGGAAACGGTTGGACACTTAGCAGTACAATCCATCCGTCAAGCTGGAATCCGTCTAAGATTACGTTGCCCGTTGGACGGAGAATTCAAAGTAGGAACTAATTGGGCATCGACTCACTAACTGTTATAAAGGAAATTAAATGAAACCTGTCAAAGTAAAAGGAAAAGTATTCTGGTCACGACACGCTGAGCCATACGATGATGGACGGTACGGCATGGACATCGGTCAGTTGTCGGAGAAAGCAGTGCAGAAACTTCAAGATGATGCAATGCTTGACGTGAAGCACAAGGAACTGCAGCAATACTTTGTTACCTGTAAGAGCAACTATCCCATTAAAGTTGTAGACCCAGAAGGCAATGAGATCACAGGCAAGATCGGTAACGGTTCTGAATGTGTCGCTATCATTGATCCTTACAGCTACAACTATAAGGGTAAGAAGGGTGTATCAGCAGGGGTTAAAGAAGTTGTAGTAACTAACCTCGTTGAGTACAACCCCGGTACTACAAGCAACGCTGAACTGGCTGCAATGGAAGCAGTTTAATGGCTGCCCCGTCGTTAGAGAATGCAACAGCACTAATTGACGGGGACATCCTAGTTTATCGTATTGGTTTTGCTAGTGATGACGATGAGGAAAAGTTTGCAATCAGTCGCATGGGTAAGTACATTCAAGACCTTATCCGTCCCGACTACGTTGATGACTTCTTTGGTTACATCACTGGTAGAACCAACTTCCGATACCAGATAGCTAACGAAAAAGAATACAAAGGGAATCGCAGTTCGGCAAGGAAGCCTACACACTACGAGACCCTGCGTAATTACCTCACTGAACAGTGGGGCTTTGAGTTAGTCGAAGGTGAGGAAGCGGATGATGCAATTGGTATCGCAGCCTATGGTATGAGGGCTGGTGCCTTTTGCATTATGTCGTTAGATAAAGACCTTGATATGTTGAGAGGATGGCACTACAACTTTGTCAAGGATATTCTGTACTACATCACAGAAGCAGAAGCCATCAAGAACTTCTACACGCAGATTCTTACTGGTGATCGGGTGGACAACATACCGGGATTACATGGTATCGGTCCTAAGAAAGCTGAGAAGATTCTAGAAGATTGTCATAACGAGAGACAATTATTCGCTGCCGTCCTAGAGGCGTATGAGGATAACCTTGAGTTATTAACTGAACGAGCACAATTACTATGGATAAGAAGAAAACCTGGGCAGATTTGGACACCAAAGATTTCCCAGAAATAGCTTACATAGAGTGGTGGGATGCATTGTCGGATTCTGGCTGGGAAGCATTAGGCGAGACTAACATTCACCCCGTACTCAGCATAGGGTTTGTCGTAGCAGAAGATAAAACAGCAATCACTATTGCTGCTGCATACTCTATCGATCAGTCTAACTCTCGGATGCACATCCCTAAAGGCTGGATCACTAAGATCAAGAGGGTTAGGTTAAACAAGTTTCTTAATATCAGGAGACGCAAATCAAAACCCAAAGTGCAAAAGCCAAAGGAAGAAAACTCCAACAATGGTTTAGAGATTTACTCATCGACCGATTCGATTTTTCCAGGTCCGATGTAAGATCGACATCAATGGGTGCTGGCGGTGAGGACATTCAGTTCTCTCAGTCGGCGGGAGACAAGTTAGGAATATCAGTAGAGTGTAAATCTAGAAACACCATTGCTGTTTATTCTTTCTACTCTCAGGCCCAAGACAATTGCCCAGAAGATAGGCAACCTGTTGTCGTGATTAAACAGAATCATTCTAAGCCGTTGGTAGTTATCGATGCAGAATACTTCATACAACTGCTAAAGGAGCAGCATGAGACACCTAGTAATACCTGACACCCAGTGTAAACCTGGATTCCCTACCGAACATTTAGAGTGGGTAGGAAAGTACGCAGCAGAAAAGAAACCTGATGTTATTGTCCACCTCGGAGACCACTGGGATATGCCCAGTCTGAGTATCTATGATGTCGGGAAGAAAGCATTTGAAGGTAGGACATATCAGTCTGATATCACAGCAGGTAACTTAGCTATGAACAAACTGATGAAGCCTATCGTCAGTGAGATCAATAGATTAAAAAGGAACAGGAAGAAGGTTTGGAATCCCAGGCTTGTCTTTCTAATTGGTAACCACGAACAGCGCATCGAGCGAGCAATCAATTCTGATCGTAAGCTAGAAGGACTGATCGGGTACAACGACTTTAACTTGAAAGAGTACGGCTGGGAAGTCAAAGATTTCCTGGAGGTGTGCGTCATAGATAACATTGCATACTCTCATTACTTTACGTCGGGAGTTATGGGACGATCAGTCAGTAGTCCTAACTTACTATTGCAAAAGAAGCACATGAGTTGTATCATGGGACACGTCCAAGACCGTGCAATAGCGTTCAGTAAAAGAGCGGACGACACCAGGATCACTGGTATCTTTGCAGGCATCTGTTACCAACATGATGAGGACTATCTGACACCACAGACTAACGGTTCATGGTCCGGTATCTGGATGTTGAATGAAGTAATCGACGGTAGCTTTGACGAGATGCCCGTCAGTCTAACTTACTTGAGGAATAGATATGGAAACAAACGAGATACTCGACGCTAGAGAAGGACAATACGGACGTTACCAGTACGTCAGTCAGATTAGTCAGGACATCAAGAAGATCATGCAGAACTCTCCGAACTACAAGGTCATGCCTTCGTTCATGCGAGAGAGTCTTGATATGATTGCTAACAAGATGGCTAGGATACTGAACGGTAACTACTACTATGACGATTCGTGGCGTGACATCTCAGGTTATGCTACATTAGCAGTAATCGAAATAGAGGATATGGAAAAGCATGACACCCCTGACACTCCATGAATTAAAAGAAAGATTAATGCAGTTCAATGAGCTTGATCTGATTGAGCTGCTGGACCTAACGTCGGAAGATATCCTCGATAGGTTTGAAGATGTAGTTGAAGATAGATACGAACAGTTAAGAAAGGAAATATACTAATGGATTTTTACCAGCAATATATTGCAAAGTCGAGGTACTCTCGGTTCTTAGACAGTGAGAAGAGACGTGAGGATTGGTATGAAACTGTAGATCGCTACATGGATTTCATGAAAGACCATCTTTATGGATCCCACAAATACAAGATACCAATGGAAGTAGACTCTGAACTCCGGGAAGCAATCAAGAACCTAGAGGTTGTACCCTCGATGCGATCTATCATGACTGCTGGTAAAGCATTAGAGAGAGACAACACTGCGGGATACAACTGTAGCTATCTACCTGTTGACGATCCTAAAGCGTTTGACGAGGCGATGTACATCCTGCTATGTGGTACAGGGGTAGGCTTTAGCGTTGAACAGAAGTACGTTAACAAGCTCCCAGAGATACCTGAGAAACTGTTTAAGTCAGACACCACAGTTGTAGTAGCTGATAGTAAAGAAGGATGGGCTAAGTCACTGCGACAAGTTATCGCTCTGCTGTACTCCGGTGAGATACCTAAGTGGGATCTTAGAAAGATTAGACCTGCAGGTACACGACTCAAGACATTCGGTGGTAGAGCTAGTGGACCAGCACCGTTGAACGAACTGTTTGAGTTTGTTATCCGTAAGTTCCAGGGAGCTGAAGGACGTAAGCTAAATACCTTAGAGTGCCACGACATCATGTGTAAGGTAGCTGAAGTCGTAGTGGTAGGTGGTGTTAGACGTTCAGCGATGATCTCGTTATCTGACTTAGAAGATGACAAGATGAGACACGCCAAGACAGGACAATGGTGGACTGATAACCCACAACGTGCATTGGCTAACAACTCTGCTGTGTACACTGAGAAGCCTGACGTTGGTCAGTTCATGAACGAGTGGTCAAGTCTGTATCACAGTCACAGTGGTGAGCGTGGTATCTTCAACCGTGAAGCAGCAATCAAACAAGCAGCTAGGAATGGACGTAGGGACGCTGAACAAGACTTCGGTACTAATCCATGTAGTGAGATTATCCTTAGACCCTATCAGTTCTGTAACCTATCAGAAGTTGTTGTGCGTGAAGGTGATAGCATCTATGACCTAGAGCGTAAGGTTAGACTGGCTTCAATACTGGGTGTTTACCAGTCAACCATGACACACTTCCCGTACCTCAGAAAGATATGGCAACGTAACACTGAGGAAGAAAGATTACTAGGTGTATCCCTGACGGGTATCCTAGACAACAAGATGTTGGGAGACAACAATGAGCAACTCAAGACTCTTCTCGAAAGACTCAAGATGGTATCAGTTGATGAATGCATACAGCTTTCCACTGATCTTAATATCCCTTGTCCTACTGCCGTCACTTGTGTTAAGCCTAGTGGCACTGTTAGTCAACTTGTTGATAGTGCCAGTGGTATTCATCCTCGACACTCTAAGTATTACATTAGAAGAG